CACTTGCACATGATTTTATCTGTAATTAAGCGGTACTTAAATGATAATTTAAAACTTACAGTAAAAGAAAACTATCAGGTGTTTCCTGTGCAAGCTCGTGGTATTGATTTTGTTGGATATGTATTCTATCACACGCATATCATGCTACGCAAACGCATCAAACAAAACTTTGCTCGTATGCTCAAGCGCAACCCAAACCAAGCATCCATTACTAGTTACTGGGGATGGGCAAAGCATTGTAATTCAAATCACCTAATTAAAAAATTACTATATGAAAAAGTTTGCACAATTTAATATCCAAACCGAAAACAAAGCCTTTGAAGGCGACCGAATTAAAATAGACAGAGTATTCAACAAACTCATAGTTGTGGAAGCCTTTGATATAAGAGAGTCGAAATTTAAGGACAAAGGAAATGGCAACTACCTTCTCATGCAAGTTCATGTCGATAATACCAAACGTGTAGTTTGGACTGGCTCTGCCAACTTGATGGACATGATTAAAAAAGTACCTCAATCAGACTTTCCATTCGAAACAACCATTATAAAAAACAATAACGACCGATACGAATTTACTTAATAAAACAAACAAAATGCAACGAAAAAAGAAAATATACATCGCAGGTAAAGTGACTGGATGTAAGTATACAGAACTCACTTTTAAATTTGGAGAAGCCGAACAACTTTGGAAAAGTAAAGGCTATGAACCTATTGTACCCATCAATTTGATTGATCAGGATACACCTTGGAACGATGCTATGAAAGTATGTTTTGAGCAAATAGCAAACTGCGATGCAGTCTATATGCTTAATGACTGGCAAGACAGTACAGGCGCAAAGCTTGAACATACAAAAGCATTAGAACTAGGAATTGAAGTTATCTATCAACCTGCAAAAAAAATGAGCAATGAGTAAGGCAATAGGCATTAAAGCCTTTTTAGACAAAACTTTCGATGTATTCGAATTTGATGGTATATGGAAAGCCCATTTGGGTAAGCCTGAGAAAACATTTCAGATGTTGGTTTACGGACATTCAGGCAATGGTAAAACAGATTATGCCATTAAGTTTGCAAAGTACCTTGCAGGGTTCAGCATTCGAGTATTGTATAATTCCTACGAAGAAGGAATATGCAGAACCTTGCAAGAGGCTATTCAGCGCAACGACCTTTTGAGCGTAGACGGCAAAGTTATCTTTACAAACAAAGAATCATTAAATGAAATGATTACACGGTTGAAAAAGAAAGGAAGCCCTCAAGTTGTTATCATAGATAGTCGCGATTATATGAACATGACCACTGAGCAATACAAGACATTGGTCAAATTGTTTCCACGCAAAGCATTTATTACACTATGTTGGGAAAGTGCAGGAAAGCCAAAGAGCCAGTACGCAAAGGATATTGAATACATGTGTGATATCAAAGTACAAGTGCGCAATTTTAAAGCCTACCCACGTTGCCGATTTGGAGGCAATGAAACCTTTGTGATATGGAATAAGCAAGCCAAAATGGGTGAACAAATACAATTATTAGAACACTGATTTAACAGATTCACTAGATAAACACAGATTAATAATTATGAAAAGAGTAAACATTCTTTGGTTTTTTTGGCTCAAAAACGGTAGTTGGACATTGATACCAACTTTAAAAATAGATCGATACGAAATAGCATTTAGATTTTTAAAAATTAAAATAGCTTATCAATATTATGATATTGACGACAGCGAACATTCTTTTTAGTATGAAACATTTTATACTCACATCTCCAAACTTTCAAGGACAAATAAGTTACAAATACTCAGAGGATGGGTATTAGATACAATTTGTATATGAAGCAACCATGAGTGACAAACAACGCGACTATTTATTGACTAAAATGCCTTTGACTATTGGAGGTTTCAGTGAATTTACTAGCAAGTCCACTACAGTGAAAATAGAAGAAGTTAAACAAGATTTATCCTTTGAAAGCTTTTGGAAAAAATACCCACACAAGCGCAATCCACAAAGATGCAAACCCCTTTGGGATAAAATGAGTGACAAAGCTAGATTAGTATGTTTACAAAGCATTGAACCATATAAACGATATGTTTTCAGACGTGGGATATCACACAAAGACCCTGAAGGTTATTTGAGAGGCAAAGAATACTTAAACGATTTTAATACCTTATAACTATGAATTTGATTACAAACAAACAATTGCAGTACTTAACATCATTAATGACTAAGCAACAAATGCTTGGCTATAGCTCCGAATTAGCCCTAAAGGTCAGTAACCAACGAGTATTTGAAATGCAGTCTCTTACATCGCTTGAAGCTAGCAATTTGATAAAACTATTGCAAAACTCCGATTCCAAAGCAGTACAATCAGATACTATGCGAAAAAAAATGATTAGTATGGCAAGAGAAATGGGTTGGGTACTTGTAAAAGATAATCCAACAAATGGCACTCCCATGTTAGAAGCCAATATGGAACGTATTAACAATTGGTGTAAGCAGTATGGATATTTGCATAAAACACTTAATCAGTATACCTTTGAGGAGCTTCCTAAGCTTGTAAGCCAGTTTGGGATATTACATGAAGAATTTTTAAACGAATTATAAACTATGAAATTAATATTACTTTTTATTACCATAATTACTGTACTGAATACAGCACAAGCGCAAATAACAGTTGGCTCTCTGATAAATACAATTGCGGACAATGCGTATGAAAAAAGTAATTCCACAAAAGGAGCATTAAAGAATGTACCTTTTACTTTAGATACATTTTCGTCTAAACACTTCACATTGGTCAAAAAAAGAATCAACCAAGAGTTTAGTAGTAAACTTAGTTCTAAAAGTTCAGAGGTTGTGAGTTTTCAACAACACCTATTAAATGTAGAAAATCAATTAGATAAATTGAATGATCAAATCAAAACTGTAGAAAGTGGGTTTGATGATAAAAAAAGAAATAATGCTAGATATAAGTTTGATGGGGATATTCAGAGTAGTCTTACGCATTTAAAAAAGTTTCAAACTTATTATGACATAAAGCCTCTTGAGACAGAATATACTTGGTATATCGAAAGAAACGAAGCTATTTGGCAATCAAATATTTTAGCAATAGAAAAAAAGGATAGTATTAAAAAGGCTGAAAATGAAACTGCATTCGCTAATGAAATAGAATCACAACGAATTAAGGATTCAATAGAGACAGACAAATCTATGAGATATCAAATGTTTATTGATGAAGGCCTAAAACTACTTAGAGAATTATACATAAAAAAGTATGGCACCAAATTAGGAACATTAATTGCTGATGGCAAAGTTGATATTGGCATGACAACAAAAATGTGCGAAGAAGCATTGGGTGAGCCAGACAGCATGAGTAAAACGTCCTTTAAAACAGGTGTAATAGAAACATGGGAATATGACAATGGCGTGAAGTTGATTTTTAAAAACAACAAGCTAGTCAGTTTTAAAAAGTAAATTTATAAAACGAAAAGTATCTTTTTTTAAATATTTGAATTATGAATGATTATTAAAAGGCTTTTTTATTGCAACTCACATTCTATGTTCATATCGTTTTTATGAAACTACATACCAAGTATGTAGTTTTGTTTTTTATAGACAACTCAATGGCTCGCAATCCACTACGAAAACATCAACGTAATAGAGATATAAAGGCGTATTTCCAAGCACTCAAAGAAAAGAATAAAGTGGAAAAGAAATATCGTACTGATTACCTCGTGGAACAAACTGCCAAAAAATTTTATTTAGAGTCGCGTACCATTTATGCCATACTAAGGCAGGAGGAGCCAGTCGAAGACCCAAACCAATTACAGCTATTTGCTAAGGTATAGTATAGCCTCCAGTATTTGTAGAATTATGAGGAGGCACTGTATTGGGTATGACCTCTACATCAGGAAGTGGCACAATATTATTATACACCTGATTCGTTGTAGATTGCACATTATCGCGAAGTATAGTTTTATATTCAATAGCGTCTAAGATGTAGCCATCGTGGTTATGATCAAGAGTGCTTCCTACACGGTCTAATTCATCGAAATACACCGTATTAAAGTCCTGCAGTACATTATGTACATCTTGTAATAGATCAAACCTTAAAAGAGTATCCTGTTGCGTAGGAAGGTTAGTGCCATCCACAGAAGCACTATCGGTAATAATGTGTTGAGCTATGTGGATTTTGATAGTACCATAGCCATGCTGTTCGGGACCTTTACCTATAGTAATCCATGAAGTAGGCAAAAATTCAATAAATACGGCTGGCATAGGTATTGTATATTCGTCTCGATACATATTTATTTGTTCATTCCATAAATCAATAAATGCGATAGGAGTAGAAGTAAGTTTTAACTTATCTTGAATGGCTATTAAAGCTTGTTTAAATACTAGCATAGTTTTATTATTTGATGCCTAAGGCTTGTTTAAGTTTATATTCGCTTTGCAATTGTATTCTACGCTCAAAAAAGCGAGATTTGCCAATAAACTGACGTTTAGGCATATTAACCCTTCTGCCAAATCCTTTGACGTTGTGCCTAGAGCCTGCGCCTTTAATAGTAGTATTTCTACCAGTGTAGGAGTTTTTCCATTTCATTTTTCTAGTGGCGGTTCGTTTATGTGGTTTTACATATTGAACCCCACTAAATCCTTCGTTGTGAATCTGAGCATACGGCAAGTTGGTACCTACAGTTACAGAATGAGCGGTTTTGTCTGTAATTCTGATACTACGCTTAAGCGCACCAGAATCAATTAATATTTTACGTCCCTTGTTACGTTTAGCTTTTTTATTCCTTGGTTTCCATCGCTTTACACCTCCTTCGTCTATAAATCCTTGGCGGTTAAAGCTGTCTTTGAAAAAACGAACTGCTTCAGTACCTACATACTGAGGCAGGTCGCGAGCGAAGGCTCTAAAGTCGCGCACCTGATCCTGAATAGACTTACCTGAATGTTTTATACTCATAATACAGTTTTAATGGGCTAATGCTATCTCAGCGTCACGTACTGAAGTAACCAATAGTTCTTCTAAAATCTTTTTTATTTTGTTTACATCCATTCCTTGCATATTGGTTGTAGATATTTCTACCTTTTCTATTTGCTTACCTATATTGACTATTACATTCCTTATTTGCGTACCACCGCCTGATACACTATTGAGGTCTTTTTGTGCTTTTTGTTTATCCTTCTTTGTATTATCGTTTTGATATGGCGAGGAAGAAGGAGGCATTACACCTTTTCCTTTGGGTGCGACTCCCTGTCCTGGTACTTGTATACCCAACTTGTCCGCCCATGCTTCTAATTTATCTTTTGGTACACCTTTCGATGTTAAATATTTATACATTGCATCAGCATCAGCTTGCGAGGCTTTATATTGTTGCTTCCCATTTATAGCATAATCATGATTACGCATAGCTACTATATTGTCCTTAACCCCTTCAAAATCGAAGTTTGCAAGTTTTGCAAGCACATCTACTGTTTCAGATATGATATAAAATAAGTCCTTAAACATGCCTATGGTAGTGCGAATAGGTAACATAGCAATTTCAAAAGCAACTGGGAAACGGTCGGATAAAAAGGAAGAAAACTTTTGAAATAAATCGTATCCCCATTGTAATGCTTTGAATATACTTACAAATGGTGCAAAGGCAATTTTAACTAAATTCGACAAATAATTCCATGCCATGCTGAACATACCTGTTTTTTGCTCTACTTTTTCAAGCCAGTCCCAAGTATTGGCTAAACCTGTAGTTATCTTTTCCCAAACTGGAGCAATCTTTTGACCAAGTTTCATTTGTAATTTTTCCCACTTTTCCTTTATTCTATCAACTCCGTCCCCTGCATTTTTACTATCTCCAAAGGCTTTTTCTAAAGCACCTTTGCCATTTGAACTATTATTTATGTAGCCAATAAAATCTTTTAATTGATCAGAGTTTTGAGACAATACAGAAAAAGCAGATGCAGCTTGAGCATCAAGACCGAGTTTGTCAAGCAGGTTAACTCTTTGTTGGTCACTCATACCTTTCATTTTATTGCTTAGGTCACCGATAATGTTTGCAAATGGTCTGATTTTACCGTGGTCGAATATTTTTACAAATTGTTCCATTTTACCTCTTTTTTTACCATCTAAAAGAGAAATAAAAGCGTTTTGCAACAACATAGTTGTTTGCTCAGTAGTTTGACCTTTTGCAGTCATCAATGCGAACATTGCTGATGTTTCTTTAAATGAGACACCCAATTGATTTGAATATGGTATAATTCGAGGTAAGTAATCAGCTATATCTTTAAATTCGCCTTTACCTTTATTAAGTGTTGCAAATAACACATCGTATACTTCCTTTGCACCACTTACTTTATCCCCAACAGAGTTCATTATATTAGTCCCAGCATCTGCTACAGTTGCAAGGTCTGTAAACCCTGCTCTTGAACCTTTGAGTGCATATTGAAGTATATCCATGCTTTTAGTTACATCCCCAGTACCCGAAACAATTTGATTAAAGGTTTCAGGAATAACAGCCATTTTGGTACCATATAAAGGCATTTTTTGAAGTTGATCAGATATTCTTTTCAACCCTTCAGGAGTTTCGCCAATAGTCACATTAGCTTTAGACATACCCTTATTCCATTCATTGGCCTTTTGTGTACCATCAGCTGCATATGCTCCAAATGCTACAACAGCAGCACCTGCTATAACATATGGATTAGCAATACCCATTGCACTAGAAAGTATGCCTGTATTAAGGTTTGGAATATCATTGAGCATGCCAAGGCCTTTCTCTAGTTTACCGCCTGAAGGAATAATGTTTGCAAAATTAGCCCCTTTACCAAAGCCTTTCACTTTGTGATCAGTTTTAGTCAGTGTCGCATCAAAGTGCTTAAACTTTTTTTCCAAAGCTTCGAGCCTAGCAGTTACCTCGTCCCTCAGTATATATTTAGCTTCGACTATCATAGTTTGATTATTTTATACAACTTAAAAACTCTGTGTAATGTTCTTTGATCAGCAACGCTTTGTCAGTACCATTGATAATTTTTCTTGCACCCAATGGGTCGTTCGTTTTCGAATTGAAATACATTTCTAAGCACTTCCCAGTAAAATCACCAAATGAAGATGAGCCTTGTGTCATACCTTCAAACATAATTTTAACTGCAATAATTGGATTGAGCGCCATGTCTGGGTTATTCAATAAATCAACTTTAAGTAACCTACCCATTAATTCATAGTTTTCATACCATGTTAATTGTACTAGCCCACGGCCATAGTATAATTGATTAGGTTTTGAATAAGCTTGTTTGCTATGTTTGATTTTTCTACCATATGGACGGCCTTTGCCTTTGCCGTACTCATTTATAGCGCACATAGTACCATCTGTTTCATGATACACAGTAGCTAGCATATAGGCTAACCATCTATGGTCAATAAGTTCTAAACTAGCGTCCCATTCATCTAAAATGTAATTAATACCATCTACCTGTGCTTGAGATAAAGGTTTTAATTTCGCTAATTTGACCATCTTTAGTTGCTTATAAAAATGGGTTCTGTTCAGGTTTGATTTCACTAATTTCATTTTTTTTAATTTAGGTTTAAAAAAGTTTATATATTTGCATTGTTGGGGGACATGCGCCCTCGGCACCTCTTGATAGCAACCTTTGGTTGCTATTCTTGATTGAATAGGTTTTTTAGTTTTGTGATATTATTTTCTAGTGCTTCTTCTCTTGTGTAGCGAATCCAATTTTCATTGTATCTTAGAAAGTAGGTTTCTATATGCGATTTAGCTACGTTTTTACGGTTTAAAGCAACACCACGGATAGCATCAATGACCAATTGAGGTGTAGCGTCAGGGTGAGAAATATTGATGAATAAGTTCGTACATTTTTGTTTCATCCCACCCAGAATATGACTTTGCAAAGAGCTATGAGTACATACGTCAACAGCATCTTTAAAATCAGCTAAATGGGTATTGTCAACCAACAATTCGGGATTCTTATACCCTTGATACAATTTACCCTCAAAATGAGGTCTAATTTTCAAATCCAACGATTTTACCCGTTCACACCACCATGTAGCATTTGTAATGTTGTGTTTTAAATCACTATCATAAGCCAAGCCGTGTACTTCAAGAGAGGACTTATTAGGAAACCCAGTGAGTTTATAATAAGCCTCTGTATTAGCATTGTAAAAGCTATCAAATTGTTGAAATACCTTTTTTTGCATTGCGCCCGGCATTGCCCAGTATGGATGCTTAGGAGGATAAATCATCCCAAGCTTTGCCGTATTGGTTTTAAACATATCAGGCACATCATTTGGCAGTACTATTTTACTATCTTCAGTAACCTTACTACATGGTACTTGTTGTACATCACAACGGCAATTCCAACCATTGGGTGGATACCAAGTGTCCCAAAATGCATCGTCAATAGGTTTGGTTACACCTTCTAATCCTCTGTGAGTTTGACGTACCCTGTCGTCTTTGGCTGTATCATAGCGTAAACATCCATGAGTGTCCTTGGCTTCTTGTATATCTACCCAACGTCTAGCCATTTGAGAACTTGCAACAGCGTGGTTGTATTCGGCTCTTAAATAGTTTGCGTTATATTTATCATTGATAGCAAAAGCCTTTTGCTTAAACTCATTGAACGTAAGTACACGATCACCATCCCTAAGCGCATTATTGAGTTCTACAACTTCATGATAGTTTTTAACAGCCGAAAAATGAAATACATTTTTTTCTAAATAACTTAACATTTTTCGGTCTGGCGAAGCATAATCTACTGTGTCAAAATCGCCGTTAAAACCTGTAAATACACCTTTTAAAAGGCTATTAGCCACAAAAGATGTTACCTCTTGGTCTATCTGACCAGGAGTAAGTTTACCTGAGTGGACGGCTTTTGCCATTGCAATAAATTTCTTCTCTATACTAGTGGGCATGACCTTTATATAATTCTTCGATAGAATGATTTAGTAATTCAATGTTGGAAAGTTTTTTATTTTTATTGTTTATCGGAGGCTCAACTTTGCTTTCTAACTTTTGTTTAATGGCTTTAATAGGCACTCGATACTTGTTTTTAAAATATTTCAAATCGTCAAATTCAAAGTGATTGACTAGAAACTCATCCATTTTTATGTCAGTTTCTGTTATTTCGGTAGAGGCATCCCAAAAAAATTGCAAGCCATTGAGTTTATAACCATTCGCAATCAGGAACGGGAAAAGCCTAAAGTTGACAGTAAACTCAATAAATAGCTTTATTTCTGAAAAGCGTTTTTCGGACACTCTTTCATGTACTTCAGCTTGAGAACGAGAACTACCATCATCGGTAGTCATTGTTTGGCCAAGTAATATTTTACTAATGGCTTTATCCTTCCGATCTAGTAACTTGTCGTATACCATATAAGCATCACCTCGAGAAGTTTCTTTTAGTTCTATAGTATCGTCTGTACCAGTAACTGCGTATGCAGCACTACCCATTGCTTTGAGGAAAGATTCCATACGGTCTATATCTGTTTGGTTTCTACTAGCTACTTTACCTACTCTTATAGGCATGCCAAACATTTCGCAGAATTCAGCCCAAGCGGCCTCAACGTTTCTTTTTACAATGGCTTGAGGCGATATCGGATTTAACAAGCCCAAATTGTTTTTCTTTCCTATTGGGAATATAGTTTTAGCAAACATAGGATCTGTGAAGTTGATGCCTTTTTCGTCTCCCACTTTTATTACTACTAAAGAACGTTCGGGGATAACATG